TTACGCCGCTGTTTTTTCTGCCTTTTCTTTTATTTATTTTTATTTTTTTTGTGTTGACGTGCGCCTTTTTTTTTAGGCTTATCACGGGGTGTAAAAAATTTAAAACTTTGTCTAGCCATCTTCCCATTCTTTTACAACAGGCGTAACATCTTTATCTTGTGGTGTTGATATGTGTGGAAGATAACTTATTTTACCATTGACATGTTGTTCTAAATCAGAACCACAACTTAAACATCTATATACTATAGGTGTTAATCCAACTAACATTGTATCCTCTTCGCACGAAGGACATCTTCCTTTTACAATTTCTGCTGATACTTTCATTACTGCAATATTAGCTTTTTTATCGACAAAGATCCATCTATATTTTTTTCTAATTCAGCCATATTTTTTATGCATTGGTATTTTACGTTCGATTTCGCTTCACGTTTTGCGACTCTTTTACCCTTCAAACAATCAGACATTGAGGGTTGGATACGTGCCTCTTTAATCTCTCCATTGATTATCATCAATAATGCTATTACCATTTCTGTCATTGGTGACTCCCATTTGCTCTAACTTTATCTTTTAATTCTTCAATATCACCTAAAGCTTTGTCTAATTGTGATTTTAAAAATTCTATATTTACTTTGTTAGTCATATTCATCTCTTGAGTAGACTGCAATTTCTCTACAGTTTTATAAAGATCTTCCAATAAAAAATGTTGCTCCTGGTCCACGGGTACTTGTTGACTTTTTTTTAACAAATCATTTTCAAACAACTCACGTGATGTCTCTAACGATACTAATCTCGAAGTAAGTTCTGTATAGCCGAGTACGCCCATTGCGACGAGCACGATCAGGCTAGCAACCGTCTTCATAGGCATCTGCACTTTTGCTTCTTCTCCAATGTTGAGTGGTTTATTGGACATTGGGACCTCCACATAAAGCCAGGACAACTAACATCACAATCAATAAACCTGTTGCGTAGTAATTCATCCTGGCTATCTCCATAATTCTATTTCACTATGTAAGCTACAACAAGAACTGCAATTATAATTACACATACTTTGTGATTGTGCCAATGCTTGTTAGCCATACTTTTTATTTTATTAATCATTTTTTTTCTCCTCGATTTCATAGAAGAACTTGTCGGTATCTTCTGTCCGCCATGCTCTACTATCTTCTACGTTCCACTCAGAGGTCTGCACTTTCCAGTCAGGAATATCATCTTTCACCGTGAAAGAAGGTATGTCCCATATACATCTGTTGTTAGGTTGTGCTGCAAAATTGCCATCATCGAGAGCAATTATGTGAGCGCACTTGTGTTCGTGCGGAATCTCTGAATGATCAGTGTCAAGTATATTAGACTCTGGATGTGCAAAGTCAACTGTAAATAAATATTTTCCAGGGTGCCATTTCTTGTCTTTTCCGATATACTTACCGGCTTGTCCGTCTAGTATATCCCAACGATGAACAGCAGGATAATAAGAAAAACAATTCCAGAGCTGTAATTCATCAAGTCGTCTTGTGGGCACTCCGGATGCATCAAATCCCTGTTGAATAAACGCGCTAATTGGTAAGCGATAAAATATTGCACCGTTTTCCATAATAGCATGAAATAATATAGCCCGACCTGTAAGAGCGCTAAGACCAAAGATAATGCAGTCAGCAACTTCTCCTTTATGTTTTTTAAGATCATACAGATACTCCTTTCTTATTTGTGCATAAGTTGGTGGTATGTTTGCGTTTAAATATGCCATAGTTTATCCTCATTTAATTGTACCCCAATTTGGTCCAGATTCACAGTCTACTTTATTATTAATTTCTAATTCAATAGCTTTTTCCATAGTTTCTTGAACCATGATCCGTGTTTCTTGATCCTTGATTGATACACAAAGCTCATCGTGTATCTGTATGTGAGGGACTATACCTTTTTCATATAACAAGACCATTGCTTTTTTTGTCATATCTGCAGCTGATCCTTGTATTAATCTATTTAATGCTTTGTATGTAAATGCCCTAGTATAATGTTTTTCAAAATGCTCACAAGTAGGATCTATATATTTTCCATATTTTTCCATTTGTTCTAATTTATAAGCATCCATAGCATCTTCTTTTGTAACGTGAAGTTTTACTTCAGTAAAACGATTAGTTTCAGAATTCCATTCTTTATCCCTACTTTCCCATTTATCGAATCGACAAAATCTATCTCCCAATGTAAATAATAAACCTTCTTTAGCTGCAAATTCTGATAAATCTTGAGATAATTGTTTTACAAAAGGAACTTTAGAATGGTAAGTATTAAATAAAGTTTTTGCTTTTTGAGGATCTAAATTCAATTCTTTTTGTAATTTTATTTTACCCATTCCATAAAACAAACCAAGGTTAATTGTTTTAGCTTGTTTTCTTGGTATATTTGCCATGTCTGCAACAATCTGATGAAAATCAGCATCTTCCTTATCAAACTCTTCTTTTAAATCATTTGTGCCAGCCATGCCTAGTTTAATAGCATAGTGCACAACAATACGTGGCTCCTGTTGACTATAATCAAAACTGTACCAATCACTTCCAGTTTCAGGAATAAATAACTCTCTCATCTTTTTGCCTATATAACCTTTGGAAGGAATTTGTTGTAAGTTAGGGTTACTCATAGAAAATCTACCTGTAACTGTCCCCCCATGTTCTCCTCTAATTTGATTTATATCTGCATGTATTCGTCCATTATGAACAAAACCTAATAGTCCTTCTACAAAAGTATTTTTAGCTTTATCACATTCTCTAGCTTTAGCTACAAATCTTAAAAATCTATTTTTGTGTGTTCTTAAATAATCTCCTGGTAATTGTGGCATTCCAGATTTAGGTGTTTTTTTGTAATCTGTAATCTCTTGATTTTCTAAAAGATTTTTTAACGAAGAAGCTGCCCAAATTTGTACGTCTATACCAGTTCTAGCTTTAATAATTTTAATTAAATTATTTTTACGTTTTTCTAAACGTTGACCAAAGTCTTTTGCTTTTTCGACATCAATTTTAACGCCTTTAAATTTCATGTCAACTAAACAAGGAAATAATTTTGTTTCTAATTCAAAAATATTTCTAGAGGTTTTCTTTTCATTGTCTTCAGGTTTTATGTATAATACTTCGTCAATTTTTTTATTAAAAAGTTTCCACAATTTTAAAGTTAAATTAACGTCTTGTTTAGCATAATCTTTTACAATAGATGCAGGTAACTTATGCATATTACTCATCGGATCTTTAATCGTTCCTTTAGACCAAGCAAGAACTTTTTCTTGTAAATCATACCCCCCTTTTCTTTCTTTTAAAAAATCTTTAGATAAAGAATCTAAAGAGTATTGAAATCTGTTTTCATCAATTACAGATGCCGCAATCATTGTATCCACAATACGACCTTTCATTTTTTTACCTGTAATAGCTCTAATCCAACATACATCATACATTGCATTGTGAAATACTTTTGTTATTTTTTCATTTTGAAATAATTTTTTATCTAAAGCTTCCCAAAATTTTATTTTTTTATCTAAAGATATATCTGTATCTGAGTGACTAATATTAAAATACACGGTATCTTTCTCCGTAGCAATTGCAACTCCACACACAAAACCATCTCCTCTTAAAGCACCCGAACCTTTTGTTTTTAAATTAGGATCGTAAGTTTCTAAGTCTACTGCAACTGTGTCTATGCCATTTAAGTCTAGATCTTCTGGTGTTTTACACATTGTAATCCCTTTCTAATATCATTTCTAAATAGTGTATTGCTTTCTTAATATCTTCTTCTTTTCCTTTCATAGAATGCCTACAAATATACTTTATAGCGTTGCCTTCTGCAAATAAAAATTTATTTTCATTTATAAATTCTGCAGGTTGTATGCTAAACTGTTTGTAGTGATTCCCACCGTGCTGTTTGCCTAGTGATTTATAACCGATCCCTTTAAATATAGATTTATCTGTCATGTCTTCTCCCTAATGTATATCTATCTTGTGATGCTATAGTCCAACAATCTACTCTACCTCTACTGTATGCTACGTATTTTAATCTTAGTTGAGTAAAATAATCTTCTCGTCTAGTACAAGTTTCATCGACTATTACATTATCGTAAGTTTGTCCTTTTACTTTATGTATGTTTCCATAGTAAACTCTTGCTTCTCCTTCTGTATCTACTCCATCTCTTATTAAATTATTTATATACATAATTTTTTCTTCATTTGTTTTTGATTTAATTCTTGTGTGATAAAAGTCAATAAAATCAAGGCTTTCTGGACGTAAATATTTTTTTTCTATTAACTCATGAATAGAATAATCTTTATTTATCCAATCTTCAAAAGTTGCTTCTCCTTTTCCCCTTACAATAACTTGTTGGCCCATGTAATTCCAAAATTCCTTTATTTGTTTTAAAGGAACTTGTTTTCCTTTTACAAATTCTGGCCATGTTTTATGACATCTTATTTCTTTTTTAGAAACATAAGGCTCACTACCTACATGACAAAACTCTATTCCGTGATAGTGTAAAAAAGATCTTGCCCATTTTCCAGAAGGCGTTCCTCTATAAGTAAATAAAAAAGTCTCTTTGGTGTTTTTTATTTTATTTAATAAAGTTTCCATAGCAGAACAGTCTGTGGTAAGACTTGGTAAATAGTAATGTGTTCCAACAATATTTTTTGCAGGTTTCCAAACTCTTTCATATTCATAGTGGTCCCATATAGGTTTTATTATTTCTTTACATAATGCATTTATTGTTTCTCCGCATCTTAAACCTTGTTTTAATTGTTCTGCATCTTTAGAAAGTTTATGAAAATAATCTGCATTAGCACCAGCAAATTCAAAGATAGTTTGATCCGCATCTCCTACCATGTAGTACTCTTTTACATTTGTAGACATTTTTTCTAAAGCTTTTAATTGAGGTATGTTACTATCTTGAGCCTCATCCACTATTAAAACATCTATGTCTGGAACAACTGCGTGATCTATAAAATCTTTTATCATGTCATCATAATCGCATATTTGATTAACTTTTTTATAATTATCGTAAACTTCTTTCATTTCACTAATCATTTTAAAGTTATTATAAGGATAGTAATTAGAGCTAGTTTCTCTTAAAGAATTCCAATGCTCTTTGATTGTTCTTCCTTGTCCAAAAGCATCTCCAAGAAATTTAAAAAACTTGTGTTTATCATTTTCAAATTCTGATTGTGTTACTCTTTGTGCTTTAAAACCACTATTTTCTGTACACAAGTTAAGGTAATCTGCATACGTTCTTAATTCTTTTTTTAATAATTTACTTTTACAAAAAGAATGTATTGTACATATCTTATATTTAAAAAACTTTCTTCTTAGACCTCTTTCTTTCATTTCTGGTAAATCTAAGATAGCATCTTTTAATTCATCTGCAGCTACATTTGTGTGCGATAGCATTATTATTTTTTCTGGTTCATATTTTTTTAATAACTCTTTATATTTATCTATTAAAAATAAATGAGTTTTTCCTGTACCTGGAGGACCAGATACAAATTTAGGTTGTTTCATGTGTTATTGTCCTTTCCTCTATTTCTTGTGCCTCTCCTTCTATGATCAAATGATCCTTGTTTATATTATAGTTATCTATTTTATAAGAAGGACAAGACTGTTCTTTGTATTTTCCTCTGTATCTTTTAGCTCTTAAAATACGTTTGCATTTTAAAACAAGATCTACTCTTGCTAAAGTTATTCTTTTTTCAGCTAAAAACTCATCAAATTTATTTAAATTAAATTCCAAACTATTATTTTTCATATTAAAGTAAGGCATATTAAAATCTGCTAATTCTTTTTTATCTGTATAAGCTTTATATTTATCAATAAAAGATTCAAACCACCCTATAAATCTCACATCTTCACTAGATTCAGGATCATAATCTTGTGATTTTGTTCTTGCTTGAAATTTTGCCATCATCATTTTATCAAAATCAAGTTCTTTCATAAAAGGTAAAAAGACGGCTGCTTGTTTCATTACTTCATCATAAAAAATTTTCTTTTTCATTAATTGGGGACCTTCAACAGTGATGTCTTTCTCTATTTTCTTTCCGTCTTCTATTGAGTAAATTTTTACAAAATATCTATCGCTACCATATTCTACTATGTCACCTATATGTTCTTGTATTTCTTCACTGTTGTTTTTAACACCAATCCAACTAAATAATTTTGCAACATCTTTTTTATCCACATTTAAAACTTCAGCTAATTTTGGAATACCATAAATCTTATCTGCTTTTTTTCCTGTTGTACCTTTTTGTTTACGCTCGTCTGATTCGGTATCGTTTGCTTCAATAGCAATGTTGTAAACAAAACTATCTATTTGTTCTGTTGTCCAATCTGTATTTTTAATTAAGACTCCAGCTATTGCTGTGCAGTAAATGTCTCTAGAACCTGCAGGAGGGTATATAATTGTAAGAGCAGTTGACAAAGCAATCTTACTAACATCTATAACTACGTTACCACTGTATTCGTGTATTTCATTATAGTTAGACCACTCCACTGTTTCACCGTTGTCATCGTAAGGAGATTCTGGAACAATAGTATACCGTTCTTTACCATTTCTTAATTCACAAAGAGTTGCACCATGAGGAAACTTTTTGAAATTTTTTTCAAAACTTTTGGGTAATATGTACTGTATAAATTGACAAGACCCTTTCCAAAGATAGTGACTATTAGGGTTATTTCTTCTTCCATAAATTGCTCCACAATCTTTTAAATAGTGAGTTATAAATCTTTTAACTACAGGGTTATCTATATCTAAATCAATATGATTATCTAATCTTAATGCTATTTGTGCTTTTGAATAATTATTTTTCCATTCTTCTTTCGTTAAACTAAAATTATCTTTCTTCCAACTGACCCTAGCTTTTTTTTGATCAGTGGGTATTATCACGTGACCAAGATCAAGCCAATCTTCATAATTAATCGGAATTTTATTTATCTTTTCATTCATAAATTAAAAGTGGGCGTTGCCACTCTCGCTTAGACGCCCACTACCTAGGATACTATAAATTTAAAGATTTTTTAGTTTGTTCTTGAGTTTCAGGTTTTGCTTCAATCTCACCTTTACCCACTGATTCTGCAAATGACTTAGCCATATCATATAAAGCTTTGTCAGTTACAGGACCAACTTTAGATACATCCCAACCAAACCATGTTCCTTTGTCATTAGACATCTGAACGGTAGATAGATTATAAATGTGGCTATAAGTAGGCGGTGTGAATAAACCGTTTTTACCCTGCATCTTGATACCCATCATCATTGAGTTCCACTTTCTACTAACTTTAAGTTGAGTAGACTTCATAGAAATCAAAGCTGTTTGTGGGTTGTTCCCAAGAGTCAATACAAAGTGACTAGCTGTGTTATCAAGATAGTTACCATTTGGTAATCTGTCTTTATAATCTTTACCTCTAGTTGTCTGACTTACAATATCACTATCTGCATCGTGAATTGCAACAGGTGCACCTGTACTGGTACCTCTGTCTTGCCATTCAATGTACTGTCTTTTGTAATGAGCCGGTATGACTTGTATGGTGTCGAACAGTTCATTAGTTACAGTATTTATTATTTTGCCAGGTTCTGCACCCTCGACATATTTACCATCACGCTTGTTTACTTCTGGTGATAGTTGGCCCAAAATTTTTAAGAATGGTAACGCAAGATCTTCCTGCGATATATTCTGAGCGCCTTGTGCTGCATCAGCTTCCATATCAAATGTTGCTAACGCATTATTCTTTTTTTCTGCTACTTGGTTCATGTTTATTTGTTCCTTTTTATTGTTGTCTTATTCTCTGAGAATACCCCAAAGATTTCCGTTGGCATTTCTTTACCTGCCTCAATACGCTCACGGACTAGCGCTTTCAGAGTCATGGGCTCAACCTTCATCTTTTGTGTCGGTTGAAACCCTTGACCCTTCGCAA